CCACCTCTTAATATTCCAAAGTATCCACCAGTAAATTCTCTTCTGGCATTTCTAATACCTGTTTGATATTCTGCTATTTTAAAACCCATAGATTGTAATGGATCTACCTTGATAGGACGTAATCCCATAAATCCTGCTAGCTCCGGTCCTATGTTTAATTCGTCTCCACGTTTTGTTGGTGTGCCAAATGCAGCTTGTCCTAATCTTTGAAACTGTCTGTAAGATGGTGCAAGTGCTATACCCAAATGTAAAAATCTAATTGCAGCTTTGTTTCCTGCTGGTGTTTGATCCGTGTACAGTTGTCTACCTTCAGCCGTTCTACCACCTCTGACAGTTAAATCTGTTACAGCCTCTGTCCAGATAGATTCTGATATAAATGGATTCATTATCTCTGCACCTGCCTGGTTTACACCATCAACAAAACCAGATAACAATGTTTGATCTGTTTGTTCTCCTGCAATAATATTATTAACTAAAGTTCTAAAGGGTCTAGCTATTACATCGTATGCATTGCTGTGACTAAAATCTATATAACGTAGTTCACCATCATCAGTTCTGATAGGGACAAGCGTTGAGTTTTTAGACCACTCTGGAACGAACTGACGTAATGCTGCTATCTCATCCTCGGTTACATCGTAAAGTGCTTTTGCACCTTCTACGACCGTCGTTGGAACGACGACTAATGTTGTGGCCATGCCTGATAATCTTTTAAATCCTGTGCCATACATTGGATTATTATTTTTAACTAGACCTTTACCTTCTATATTAACGTACGGTGTAACTGTGCTTCCTATAATTTTTTCTCCTGCAGCTGGTATGTGTCTCATTTCTTTTAAACCTTGCTCTGCAATATTAGTTGTGGTTCTGATCATTTCTGCAGGGAACGACATGAAGTTACCAATCGGTAATATTCTTGCTGTCTTTACCGCAGATCCAACGTACGCATAGTTTGGAACAGTATTTTTTACGATGTTAGCTGCTTCTTTTTTTAATCCTTGTATAGCTTCTGGCGTTAATTCAATACCTTGTTTTACTGCAGCTTGTTTTAATCTATCTAACTCAACCACATAGTTTGTGATCTTCCAAGTGTCATCCTCTGCAACGTATTTACCTTGAAAGAAACTACCAAGTTTTTTTAGTTTAGTCATGAAAGGTTTTAGTATTGCATCTGTAGATACAACACCTGGATTACCTGTTGCATCTTTTAATAGATTTATAAGATCTCCTATCTGCACCTGTGAGTTTACAACTCCAAGCTCTAATAATTCTTGATAAGCTTTTTGTGCCTCTGCACTAGCTGGTCCAAGTTTTAATAATGCAGATGTATCCACACCCTCTTTAAATGCTCTAGCTAACAGACCAGGATTAGTTAATCCTTCAAACAATATACCGTTAGCGCCAGCAAAAGCACCGGCACTAAAAAAGTTACGTAAGTGTGTAGGTATGGATAAAACCGTTTTTGCTAATTGTGATATACCTTTTGGAAATAATAAAAGATTTCTATAAAACCATGTCACTGCTTTTTCTGCAGGGTTTGCACCCTCTCTACCTCTGATAACAGATGTAAGACCTGCACCAATATCATTTGCATTTTTTATACCATCAGCTATCTCTTTTGTTGTAAACTTACCCGACAATGGATTAGCAATACTATTACCACCAGGCAATTTCTGCACCACTTCATCTAATTTAACTATTTGAATACCTGTTGTTGGTGATTGCACAGCCTCTTTTGCTATATCTTCACTATCCCAAAAAAATCCTCTGCCACCTCCCTGTTGAACTTTTGTGTTCTGTGCCGCAACATCATCAAGATATGTGGCTGTTCTTGCAACAGCAGATAAATTAGTCATCGCATTAAATATAGAATATCTTGGGTCCTGTATCTCACCAAACAATTCTCTAAATACTTTACTACCTCTACCTGGTATGCCCTCAAAAGTTTTTTTCTTGGACATGGCTGTACCATTTTGATACGTGATGTCTGGTAATCCTGCAGGTCTACCTTTTACTTGTGCTTGATTTATAACATCGTCAACTAAAAATTTTGCCTTTTCATAATAATCTGTTCCTTCAGGATCAAATGGTGTTTTTCTATTTGTATCTGTTTTTGCAAGGTACCTTCTAAATAAACTTATTGCATTTGCATATGCTTCATCTGTTGGTTTAAATTTTTGAAACAATTTAAATAGTCCTTTTGGCTTTTGAAATATTCTATACGTGCCACCTAGCCATCCCTCGATCCTATCTTTCATTATCTTCTGTAGATCTTTTGCACCTGCAGCGATCTTTGTGCCTGCATTTTTGTTTAATATATTGATTAGATTAGTAAATTCGTTTCTTGCACTGTTTAGATTTGTTACTATATTTGTTATTGATTCTTCTGGTATCTCTTTGTTTTTTAATAATTTAATTAAATCATCGGATGCTTTTGGATTTATTTCTTTTGTTAAATCTCCTTCAAATAACACATCATTTATTTTTTTATAAAAATCTACCTGTTCTTTGTTTGTGGTTGTGTCAAAAAACTTACCTGTTTTAGGAAATATTTTGTCTACCTCTCTTGTTATGTTCTCTACAATTTCTTTAGCTCTAAAAGTATCTCTTGCTTTTAATCCAGCCTTTGCCATCTCTGCCTCAAAGACTTCTGTTGGTAGATCACCTCTAGGTCTGAATGGTGATCCAATATATTTATCTACCCATCTTTCAAACGCACTGTCACTATATGCAAGGTCCTTGCCTCTTTTTGCAAGAGCTTTTGCACCTGTACCCACACCATATACAAATGGTGTAATAAATATAGATTCTGTGCCAAACTTTAATCTATTTAATATTCTTCTACCTGCTTCCTCTCTACCAAATGTTTCTCTATCATCTATGGCCGTTGGTCCATCAAAAAAATCTCCAAACGTTCCGATCTCTTCTACATCTGCAACCAAAGTCTCACCGGCTGCACCTCCAAATACACCAGCTGCAAATCTTTTTGTTTTACCTGGTATTCTATCATTTAATGATTGTGCAGTTTTCATACCATCTTGAATAGACTTAGCTCTTGCGTTTACATAGTTACCTGATTTTTTTGCTTTAATTGCTTTGTCGGCTAGTTTAGTTGCAGCTTTAAATCCTGCACCTCCTGGTATACCTATCTGTGTAAATACCTCTACAAGTTTACCAGCGACTCTGTCTTGTGCTGTGTCTTCAAATATATTTATATCATCAAAAAATTGTTCGACCTCTGCTGCTTTGTTTGTATCTGCTCCAAGGTCCACGAGTTCTGCGCCAAGAGATACGACTCCCTCTACAGTTTTAAGTATACCTGATGCAAAACCTGCAGCAACAGATGAAAATATACTACTGTCGTTGTTTAGTTCCGCTTCTGATAGTGGGACATATTTTGCCAAGGTCTACTCCTATTGGTAAAATTCCTCGTCAAACCCTGAATCTCTAAAATCTGGTAAAACTTCTTTTAAGTCTTTTTCTGGTTTTGTTTTTTGACCAAACAAACCTGGTGTTATATTAGGATCTGGCATGCCTTCACCTGTTGTATCTATATCAGCAGAGTCTGCTGCTATAAGTGCAAATGCACCTGTTGTATCTTTTACAAATCTTACAGCTTTACCTGTTCTAACATCATATACAACTTGACGAGCTAATTGTGGATTTTGTTTTACAAATCTATTAATATCTTTTGGTTTTTGTAAACCAGAGGAATCTATTACAGATGTAGCAACCGACTCTTGTCCATACTTTTCTACTAAACCAGGATATACTTCAGTTGGAAAATTGACTTCTCTTGATGCCTTTATTGTATCACCCTCGTAATTTGTATCTGCAATTGCTTGTATTCTCTCAGTTGAGTCTGTTGTTTTCATACCAGCTATTTTCTCTGCTGATTCTAATTTTCTAGTAGTTTCACCACTTAAAAAATCTCTTTCCTCTTTAGCTAATTCTTTTGCAAATGCTCTGTCACTTGCTGTCTTCATAGCCTCTGCTTGATCTGCCTGTAATCTTCTAAATGGATCTTGTGCAGCTATTGCAGCTGTTTGAAATATATTACCTGATGGTGGTGTTGATAAAAGATTTAAACCAAAGCTAGTTGCAAAACCCGGTAGACCTGTTACTTGAAAATTAGGTGTTGTTCCTTCTCGGTAACCTGTTCTACCACCGTTAGCCATTTTTTGTGGTTTATCTAATCCTGACGTAATACCAGTTGCTGCAGAACCACCTATTCTAAACATTGGTCTTTTTAAAATTCTATTCATTATTAACCCTGTCCTGACATAACCATTCTTCTAAATTCTTCAAAAGACATTGGCATTGCATCTGGTCTTTGTTCTAATAAATCATATACATATTTATCATATTCTTCTTTTAACATATCAATTTCAGCTACTTGCATAATACCTTTGTTATCACTTCCTTCTGCGTAACCAATTCTACCACCCTCTGCTCCAAATTGTATAGGTCTTGGATTTACTGCTCCGTAAATACCAGCAAGTGTTGAACCAACTCCTAACGCAGTCTGTAATGGTGTTGGATTAGGTGTGACTGTTTGTTGAAACTGAGCTGGATATCCACCTATTAATCCAGTTACCTGTCCCGCAAATCTATCTAACTGTTCTTGTGGTTGGAATGCTGCCATTCTTGTGGCTTCTCTCTGTGCATCAAGTTGAGCCTGTGCCTGCGCCTGATTCAGTGCGCCCAATGAACCTAAACGTTGAATATCTGTCCCTTGTAATGAAGGTAATGCAGCTGCTAATCCCATCTGATTTTTAAAATTCTGTTGAGCCTGTGCCTGTGCCTGTCCTAATCCTTGTTGTAATAAATTTGCTTGTAGCAGTGCTCTGTTTCTATCAGAGGATGCATCATACTCTGCTAGTTGCACACCTTCTCTACCACCACCAAAAGCTCCTGACGCTACCGCCTGATCTCTGGTTCTCTGTCTATTTATAGCTGCCTGCCTATCAAACTCAGATAAACTTGTATCGATAACCTGTTGTTGATAAGGCGACATGAATTGTTGAAACGCCTGTGGACCAGTTGATGCCTGTGCCTCAGTTAAAAATGGTTGAAAAGAACCTAGACCTGCTATCGCTCTTGCTTGTGCATCTTTTTGTAATTGATCTTGACCTGCTATCTGTGGTGCAAGTCCTGCTAAACTTTGTTCTCTTGTTGTAAATGCTCTGGCTGCATCTTGTCTTGCTTTAAAACCCTCTGCTGTCTCACCAGGTTGTTGTGATATACTTCCTATTCCACCAGTTACGATAGGGACAGCTGTTTGTGCCGTGATCTGTTTTGCTAGATCTACACCTAAATCTTCAACAAATTGTGCGGGTAATGTTCTTTGTTCAGCTACACTCATTATAATACTTCCTCTAATCTTTTTGATGTTTGAAACATTTTTCTTGCGCCTTCTAAGCCTTGCGATTCTTCAGATACGTCACCTCCGGCTTCGAGGTTCTTCATCATATTATACATAACTTCTGCGCCTTTGTCCACATCTCCATCACCTGCATTTCTAACTGCATCGGCTGTAAATACAAACTCATTCTTAGATAATCTTGCAGGGACATCATCTGCTTTTTCCATTCTACCTATTGGAATAAATCCACCTTCAGCTCTTAAATCCATTTCTTTGCCACCCATATCTAATAGTGGCATTACCTTTTTAGCTACAGGTTCCTTCTTTGCTTGACCACCTTCTGCAGCGTAGAAATCAAACTGACTACCAGCAAATCTAGGTGCCATAAAATCAAAAGGTCTTCTTCTAATTGAAGCGATATCTATACCTGGACCTCTGTCTGTTTCTGAAAACTCATCTGGCTCTTGTTCTTTTTTAGCTGCTAGTCCTGATAAAGCAGATGCTAACAATATAGATTTTGTAGGACTAATTCCACCTTTATCATTTCTTAATAAAATATCTGTTAATTTACTATCTTTAGCTTTTATACCTAAATCTTTTATGGTTTGTAAGATGCCACCAGTAGACTCTTTTGCTTGACCAATACCTTGAGGATTTAAAACATTTTTTGTAAGTGATGTAAATTTACTAGGATCTGATGTTGCTCTTTGAGAAGCTAAAACCACATCGTCGGCATCAAATAAATTTGGTGTACCTCTCATTGCTGCATCAGAAGTAAACAAAGCTTTATTAGAACCACTTACACCTTGTGGCACTGGTTTACCTGGAATATTACGAGGAAACATTTTTGCTGTTCCTCCACCTATCGCTGCGGATATTGCGATGTCTTTTAAATCTAAATCTTCACCTGATGCAAGTTGCGTGATACCTGTTGTTGCGCCAGATATTACTGCTGCTTTTTGTGCAGCGGATAAACCTGCTAAAAATTGTGATTGTGCCATAGCTGGGCCTAACGCATAAGGTGCTGCCACTGCAAGAGCTAATCTACCTAGTGGACTTTTTGAAACTTTTTTTAAAGTTTTAGTTACAGCTTTAAAAGGTTTTCTAACTGTCTTAAATGCTTTTTTAACTATGCTACCTAATCCATAAGCTTGTCTTGGTTCATCATCTAAAAAACCACCATCAGCCATAAACCTGTATGCTATTCTATTTAAATCCATATCTTGTTTTGGTTGTACCGCTGCAGGTAATCCTGCTCTCTGCAATGATGCCATGTATGCTGCTTGACTTGGAAAACCAAGTTGTGCATATAAAGGTAATAAACCATCTCCTCCACCTCTATCATCGTCATCATCATCATCAACTGATGATCGTCCTGTTGTTCCTTGATAGTCTGTTGCATAACCATATTGCTCTGAAAATGATTTAGGACCACCAAAAATACCTGTAAGTCCTCTTCCTAGAGCTCCAATCATTCCACCTGAAGTAATATAATCTTTAATACCTGAAAAAGCTTTTTGAGCAAAATTTTGTCTTCCACCAAAATTTTGATCTCTATCTCCTCCTCGATTAGCACCTCTTCCAGTAGCATAATCTCCTTTTGTCATACCTCTTTGTTGGAAATCTAAATCTCTACCTTTACCAGTGCCACCTTTATCACCTCCACCTTGTGAATCTCCAGTCCCTGCATCTTCAGAACCAAAATCTCCACCTTGAAGACTAGGAAGTCCTGCAGGTCCTTTGTTAGGTTTACCTTTTAAAGATCCATATAAATTCTTATCTATTAATATTTTTTCTTCTTCATCTGTTATATAAGCTAGTTTAGCTTTAACATGACCAGGTTCCGATAACCAAAATTTAGGTGCTTTAACCATTTCTTGTTTGCCAAGAAAATTCTTAACTCCAGCTTGTGTAACAGGTTTTTTACTACCTTCGTTATACATTTGTCTTGCTTGTTGTGATCTAGTTATTGCCATTATTCGTCTGATCCTGCTCCTAGTGGTGGCATGTCTGCCACTTTAATTTTTACTGATCTTGTAACATCCTCGTATACAGTGTCTGTATTTGGATCTGCAATATCATCCTCTGCCTCTTTATCAGAGCCATATTCATAATTTGTTTTTTTATTTCTTAATACTACTTCAGTTTCACACTCAACTACCGGTACTTTTTTACCGTTAATTATCTCGTATCTAACTGATGGTGGTTCTGTAAATGCCATATTACTCCCTAGTTATTTGTAACACAGAAAATACGATATGTAACCTATTTCCTGTGGCTGCTGTTGCTTTTATAACCTCTCCCTCAGTAATAACAAGAGGATGTGTTAACAATTCTACCGTATCATTGGCTGAAATAGCCTTTGTTTTAAACAAATTAAACACGTTAGACGACGCATCTGTAAGCGTTAGAGTAATACTATCAGCGTTACCCGAATCCTCAGATACTAATATAGACTTAATTATACTGGTTGTTGCAGTCGTGGTTGTGCCTGCCGCTGGACTTGTATAGACAACAGTTTCTCCCGTGCTTGTAAGATCAGTTTTTGAGTTTGTATATATATTAGCCACTTATAAACCAAGAGAATCTCTCTTGCTCCTGTTTTAGTTCATCTAAAAATGTAGAATTTAACTGATCTTTCATAATAGTCAAAGATCTATTTATCTGTTTTTGATTTGAAAAATCGTATTCTGGTTTTGGTTCTGGTATTCTAACTGATATTTTTGCCATTATCTTCTTCCGTCTGCTTGTATATCTAATCTTAAAGTTCCAAATCTCCAAGATTCACTAGATGAATCATTTTCTATTTTAACACTAACAAATCTACCTCTTGCCCTTGTATCTTTTTTATCTGTGCTAGATGTTATAGTAAAAGGACTAAGAGCTGTTTGAGTCGATGTTTGTTGTGGATATCTTTTTACATCTAAACTAACTTTAGCATTACCTTGTAAAGTTTTAAAGTCTGGCACAAATCTTCTCATTGCTAGAAAAACTTCCCCAGCAATCTTAGGCCCTGTTGATCTACCTTGTGCATCTTTAGATCTGCCTTGAAGATCTATATCAAAAGACTCTATAAATGATGTAACAGTAGTTGTGGTTCCATTTGGATTAATTTGATCGGTTCCTATCTCATGTTCAAAATAAGTTGTTTGTCCTAAATCATCTTGACCAACGATAACAGGAAAAGTGCCATCAGAAGTAGAATCATATTTAGTTGCAAAAGGATTAGGATAAACATTAGAATCTATCCAACTTGTTCTTGCCTCTGTTCCCGTGTACCATACACCACCACGTACGCCAGGAGATTCTCCATAATTAAACACTACGTACTTATCATTATATTCAGAGCCGGATGATGGATAGTACCAGGTAATCTCTGTAAAAAGATTATTTAATCCTGCAGCAACCTGTTGACCTTTCGTAGTATCAAAATTATCATAAACAAAATCCTCAACCGTGCAAGGTATACTTTTTACAGTACCATCGTACAGAAAAAAACCTTTAGAGCTTAACCAGAAAGCTGCACCATCTATCTCAACAACTGCATTTTGACCGATTAATCCACAGTTTGTACCAACCTGTTCTAGTTGAAAGGTAAAGGGAGCTCCTATAAATTTCATTGTGTATAAAGCATTATCTGTCCAAACTAGAATAACTTCTTTTGCCTTTAGTGCGCCAATAATTTTTGTACCATCTTGTAATCTTAAAGTTCCTGCAGTGTTGATAGCTGAAGGAGTATATGTATTTATATCTTCTTGATCCGAAAATCTTATAAACATATCATCTTGTGTGGTTGTATCGCCGATAGTTGTCTCTGTTCCAAAATGTAATAAGTGTCGAGTTGTTGGAGATATCAAACTAACTCTTGTTGCGGTTGGGTTATTACCTGTAGCAAATCCAGATGTTGTAGTTGATGCTCTGGTTTCTAATGGTGTCGAAGCTCCAGCATTCCATGTAAAAGTTTTACCATTTAATATTGTTGCTACTAATACTTGTCCAAAATTATCTAGTGACCATAGACCTGGTTCTAGTGTTACATCTGATGCGGATGCTGCCTCACCAAAATTTCCATCGCCCCAACCAGCAATACCCCAACCATAACCATATGATTGTGCTCTCGGTCCCACAGGCTCGTAAGGTTTAATGCTTAAACTACCTCCTGTTGATACTGTAGCACCAGCATTAGATGATTGTGTTATCGTAAATGTGCTTGTTGTTGGAACTGTTATTACTTGAAAGTTTTTATCTTCAAAATCTGATGCGCTAAATCCTGTACCACTCGGTAGCGTTACACTATCTAATTGTACTATATCTCCGACAGATAAACCATGTCCTGATTTTGTAATCGTGCAAGTTGGCGATGCATTTGTGGTTGCTATTGTTGCAGATGTTAAAGTTGTTTTAAGTGGTGTGATATCATACAATTTACCCTCAAAGTATAATAATAAAAATTTATCTGTTCCAATAGCCACGTACCTATTACCAGCAATGTCAACAAAAGCATGTTGTGCTCTTGCTACACCAACTATCGTATCTGTAACCAAAGAAGACCATCCACCAACTTTTTCTGGTAGTCCGTATCTAAATCTTACGTTGTCAGAATCGACCCATCGATTTTCTGCACCAGCTTCCGTGTTTTGTTTGTCAATTCCTGGTTTGAATTGATACTCAATTAGAGCCATGGTCCGTGCTCCTATATGTTATCTTTGTA